ATGCACATGACAGACCGGGGCCTCTTGGCCCTCGTCCGGCACGAGGGAATCGTGCCCGGACCCTATCTCGACGTGAAGGACGTCTGGACTTTCGGCATCGGCCACACGGCCGCCGCCGGTCCGCCCGATCCGGCGACCATGCTGCGCGGGATGCCTGCCGACATCGACGTCGGGATCCGCGAGGCGTTCCGGCTCTTCCGCGCCGATCTTGCCGCCTATGAGGCCGAGGTGCGCCGCACGGTAAAGGTGCCGCTCGCGCCCCACGAGTTCGATGCGCTGGTCTCCTTCCACTACAACACCGGCGCCATCGCGAGGGCCACGCTGACGAAGGCGCTCAACGTAGGCAATCGCGTTGCAGCCGCCGACGCGTTTCTGAACTGGCGGCGGCCGGCCTCGATCATCTCGCGCCGCGAGGCCGAACGCGACCTCTTCCGCCACGGCCGCTATCCCGGCGGGACGATCCCGGTCTGGTCGGTGGATCGCACGGGCCGGGTCGATTTCTCCCGACCGATCCGACGCCTGACCGAGGATGAGGCTCTGGCCTTGGCTCGCGGGCCGTCGCCGACGCCTCCGGTCCTCGCTCCTTCAGCCACCGCTCCGACCGGCTGGCTCGCCCGGCTGGCCGCCTTCTTCTCCACCCTGATCCGGAGGGCCTGATCCCATGCGCTACATTCGTCCGACCTCGCTCACCTGGTGGGCGGGGCTGCTCGCCTTCGCCACGGGTGCCGCCTTGCTTGCGCTGCCCGCCGCTGGTCCGCTTTCCGATTTGGCCCGGCTGATCATACTGCTGTCTGGTTCGGGTGACGCATCGCCTGCCGCGCTGATCGCGCTCGGCCTCGGCCTCATCGGCCTGCGGGACCGCCTCGAACGCGGGTTTCGCGGCGATGATTGAGTTCCTCGCAGGCATGGTTGTGGGCGGAGCGATCGGGGTTTTCGTCATCGCCCTCTGTGCGGCCGCAGCACGAGGAGACCGGCCATGAAGTCCCTCCCGCCCGCGCTGCAGGCCCATCTCGACGAGGGCACGACGACCCTCGCCTGGTGCTGGCGGATCACCCGTACCGATGGCGTGATCTTCGGCTTTACCGACCATGACCGTACGCTGGCGTTCGACGGAACCGAGTTCGAACCGGAAAGCGGTCTGACCGCCTCCGAGGTCCGATCCGGCTCTGATCTGTCGGTGGACGCGCAGGATGCGCAAGGCGTGCTGTCGTCGGATCGGATCACCGAGACCGACATCCTCGAAGGGCGCTGGGACAATGCGGCTGTCGAGGTCTGGCGCGTGAACTGGTCAGCCCCTTCGCAGCGCGTGCTTCTGCGGCGCGGGGCCATCGGCGAGATCCGGCGTGGGCGACTGGCCTTCGTGGCCGAGGTGCGGTCGCTGGCCCATGTCCTCGGTCAGACGGTCGGGCGGACGTTTCAGGCGAGTTGCGACGCCGCGCTGGGCGATGCGCGCTGCGGCGTGAACCTCGAGGCCCCGGCCTTCAACGGCACCGGCGCGGTGATCGATGTGCTGCGCGACAGGGCCTTCACCGCTTCCGGCCTCGGTTCCTTCGCGGCGGGCTGGTTCGCCTTCGGCCTGGTCGAATGGTCGACCGGCGCGAGTGCGGGGCGGCGGGTCGAGGTGCTGTCGCACGACCTCGTCGACGGGTTGGCGATCCTGACCCTGCTGGAAGCGCCGGTGCGCCCGATAGCGGCGACGGATGCCTTCGTGGTCCGGGCGGGCTGCGACAAGCGGATCGCGACCTGCGGGACCAGGTTCGCCAATGTGGCCAACTTCCGGGGGTTCCCCCACATCCCAGGGCAAGACGCGGTCCTGCGCTACGCCACCAGGGACGGCGGCCATGACGGAGCTGTGCTGTGAGGGCCGCCGATCCTGCCCGCGTCATCGCCGCTGCCCGGTCCTGGCTGGGCACGCCCTACCACGATCAGGCCAGCCTCCGCGGCGTCGGCTGCGATTGCCTCGGCCTCGCTCGGGGCGTCTGGCGCGAGGTCGTCGGGCCGGAGCCTTTCCCCATCCCGCCCTACAGCCGGGACTGGGGCGAGACCGGCCCGCGCGAGGTGCTGGCAGACGGGGCGCAGGCGATGATGTTGGAAGTTGATCCATCCGGGGCCGGGTCCGGCGCACTGGTCCTGTTCCGGATGATGCCCCGCGCCATCGCCAAGCATGTCGGGATCCTCACCGGCCCCGACACCTTCATTCACGCCTATGAGCGGCTGGGCGTGATCGAGGAAGCGATGACACCTGCATGGCGGCGGCGCATCGCCTTCGCCTTCCTCTTCCCTGCACGCTGAGATTTTCCCATGGCCACCCTTGTCCTCGGCGCTGTCGGCTCCGCCATCGGCGGGGCCTTCGGCGGCGCGATCCTCGGCTTTTCCGGGGCCGCAATCGGCGGCTTCATCGGCTCGACCATCGGGTCGGTCGTGGACAGCTGGATCGTGTCCTCGTTGGCCCCGGCGCAGAAGATCGAGGGCCAGCGCCTCGACAGCTTGCGGATCACCTCGGCCACGGAAGGCGCGATCATCCCGCGCCTCTACGGCCGCATGCGCATTGGCGGCAACATCATCTGGGCCACGGATTTCCGCGAGGAGACGAAGACCACGAGGCAGGGCGGCGGCAAGGGCGGGGGCGGTGGCCGGGTCCAGACCACCGAGTATCTGTACTACGCCAGCTTTGCAGTGGCGCTGTGCGAAGGCCCGATCACCGGCATCGGCCGCATCTGGGCCGATGGCAAACCGCTGGATATGACCGGTATCACCTGGCGCTGGTATCCTGGGAACGAGACCCAAGGGGCCGATCCCTTCATTGCGGCCAAGATGGGCGCGGCCAACACCCCCGCCTATCGCGGCACGGCCTATGTCGTTTTCGAGGAACTGGCGCTTGCGACCTACGGCAACCGCCTGCCGCAGCTGTCGTTCGAGGTCTTCCGTCCCTTGGCCGATCCCGACACGGCCGAGGGGCTGGTCAAGGCCGTGACCATGATCCCTGCGTCGGGCGAGTTCACCTATGCGACAGAAGCGGTCCGCAAGACGGTCGGCGCCACGACCACGGTCTTCAGTCAGACTACCGGCGGCACAACCTCGGCCGATAACCTGAACGCCTTGCCGGATGAAGCCGATATCGTCGTGGCCCTCGATCGGCTGCAGGCCATGGCCCCGGCCGTCGAAAGCGTCAGCCTCGTCGTCGCCTGGTTCGGCAATGACCTGCGCGCGGGCAACTGCACCATCAAGCCTGGCGTGGAGGTGGTGACCAAGGTCACCAGCCCCAAGGTTTGGTCCGTGAATGGCGTGGCACGGGCGAACGCGCATCTGGTCAGCCGCGACGCCGAGGACCGTCCGGTCTATGGCGGCACGCCCGCCGACTTCGCGGTGGTGCAGGCCATCCGCGAGATGAAGGCGCGCGGGCTGCGGGTGACGTTCTATCCCTTCCTGCTGATGGACGTGCCGCCCGGGAACACGCTGCCGAACCCCTACAGCGCGAATGCCGCGACGCCTGGCCAGCCGAGTTTCCCGTGGCGGGGCCGGATCACCTGTTCCCCTGCGGCAGGCTTTGTGGGGACCGCGGACAAGACCGCCGCTGCGGCGACGCAGGTCTCCAGCTTCTTCGGTGCGGCCACCCCGGTACAGTTCGCAGTGTCGGGCGACACCGTCACCTGGACCGGTCCCGCTGGCGATTGGGGCCTGCGGCGCATGATCCTGCACTACGCCCATCTCTGCGCCGTCGCGGGCGGCGTCGATGCCTTCCTGATCGGGACCGAGATGCGCGGGCTGACGACGATCCGGTCGGGAGCCAGCGCCTATCCGGCCGTGACGGCGTTCAAGGCGCTGGCGGCCGACGTGAAGGCGATCCTCGGGGCGGGCACCAAGGTCGGCTACGCCTCCGACTGGTCGGAATACTTCGGCCACCAGCCCGGCGACGGTACGGGCGATGTGTTCTTCCACCTCGACCCGCTCTGGTCGGATGCGAACATCGATTTCATTGGCATCGACAACTACATGCCGCTCTCCGACTGGCGCGACGGATTCGACCATGCTGATGCCCTGCAGGGCTGGCCTGCGATCCATGACCGGGCCTACCTGCAGGCCAACATCGCGGGCGGCGAGGGCTTCGACTGGTTCTATGCCAGCGCCGCCGACCGGTCGGCGCAGCTGCGGACGCCCATCACCGATGGCAGCGCGGGCAAGCCCTGGGTGTTCCGCTACAAGGACCTCCGCGCCTGGTGGTCGAACCCGCATTTCAACCGGCCGGGCGGGGTCGAGAGCGGCACGCCCACCGCATGGGTGCCGCAGTCCAAGCCCGTCTGGTTCACGGAACTGGGCTGCCCCGCCATCGACCGGGGCACGAACCAGCCCAACGTCTTCTTCGATCCGAAGTCGTCCGAGAGCTTCACCCCGTACTTCTCGCGCGGCTGGCGCGATGATGCCATCCAGCGCGCCTATCTCGAGGCGAGCTACCTCTGGTGGGGTCAGGGCGCGAACAACCCGATCTCGACTGTTTACGGCGGCCGGATGGTGCATGTCCCCGAATGCGCTGCCTGGACCTGGGACGCGCGCCCCTATCCGTTCTTTCCGGAACTGACCGGTGTCTGGACCGATGGCCCGAACTGGCGGCTCGGTCACTGGCTGACCGGACGGCTGGGCGCGGTGTCGCTGGCGGCCCTCGTGCGCCACCTCTGCCTGCGCGCTGGGCTCGATGAGGCGTTGATCGACGTCACCGGCCTCTGGGGCGCGGTCGAGGGCTGTGTGATCGGGGCCCTCGAAAGCCCCCGCGCCTCGATTTCCACGCTGGCACGGCATTTCGGTTTCGACGCCATCGAGACCGAGGGTGTCATTCGTTTCGTCATGCGCGGCCGCGCCTCGGTCGTCACGCTCGCCATCGACGATCTTGTCGCCTCTCGCGAGGGCGAGGCGTTCGAACTGACGCGCGGCCAGGAGACCGAACTGCCCCAGGCCCTGAAGTGGCAGGTCGCGCGGGCGGATGAGGACTATGATGCAGCCCTCGTCGAGGCTCGACGCATCACCGTCGACACGACGCGCATCGCCTCGGAAAGTTTCCCGATGGCCATCCCGCCCGAGGAGGCCGAACGCCGCTGCCGCCGCGCGCTGATGGAAGCCTGGATCGGCCGGGAAAGCGCCACCTTCCGCCTGCCGCCCTCGCGCCTTGCCCTCGACCCTGCGGACGTGATCCGGCTCGCGCATGATGGCCGCGAGGTCGAGTTCCGGCTGGTTTCCATCGCCGATGCCGAAGCGCGCGGGATCGAGGCCGTCCGGCAGGACCGCGCCGCCTACGATCTGCCGCCCGGCGATCCGCGGCCCGCAAGCCTTGCCAGCCCCGTCGTCTTCGGCACGCCGGAGGTGGTGATGCTGGACCTGCCGCAGATCAGCGAGGATCAGCCCGCCCATCGCCCTCTGATCGCCGCGCATGCCAGCCCCTGGCCCGGCGAGATCGCGGTGTTCCGCAGCGCCTCGACGGACGGCTTCAATCTGCTGACCACGTTCGGCGGTCGGGCCCGGATCGGCACGCTGGCCTTCGACTTCTTTCCCGGGCCAACCTCCCGCTTCGATCTGGGCAACGCGCTGGTGGTCGATCTCCTGTCCGGAACGCTGGAAAGCGTGACCGACGTCGCGCTGTTCGGCGGGGCCAACGCGCTGGCCGTCGAGAGTGCGCCCGGCGTCTGGGAGATCGTCCAGGCGGGCGCGGCCGAACTGATCGCCCCCAGCCGCTATCGGCTGACCCGCCTCCTGCGCGGCCAGCGCGGGACAGAGCAAGCGATGGGCAACCCCGCCCCGGCCGGAGCGCGCGTCGTGGTGCTGGACACGACACTTGCTTCGCTGCCCATTGCCGAGGCAGACCTTGGCTTACCGTGGAACTGGCGCGTTGGCCCGGCCGCGCGTGCGGTCAGCGATGCGAGCTACGCCGCGCTGGGCTTCACCCCGAGCGGGCGGGGCCTTGTTCCCTTCGCCCCGGTCCATGTCGAGCAGCCGTGGCGAACGGCCCGCAACCCGGGCGATCTGACGATCCGCTGGACGCGGCGGTCCCGGGCGCTCGTGGCCGATGCCTGGGAACAGGTCGAGGTGCCGCTGGCCGAGGACATCGAGGGGTATGACGTCCAGATCCTCGACGGGGCTGCGGTCAGGCGCACGCTGACCGGCAGCACGGCCTCCGTCCTCTACACCGCCGCCCAGCAGACGGCCGACTGGGGCGCGCCGTTGGCCCCCGGCCAGACACTGGCCATCCGCATCTACCAGCTCTCGAACCGCCTCGGTCGCGGCACGCCAGCGATCGTCATGCTGCAATTCTGATCCCAACTCACGGGAATCCCCATGTCCGACACCACGACCCATCTGGGCCTGCCCTACCTTCTGGCCGCGCAGGCACAGAAGCATGTCACCCACAACGAGGCGCTGCGGCTGCTCGACGCCATGGTGCAGCTCTCGGTGCTCGACCGCACGCGCATCGCACCGCCCGCGAGCCCGGCCGACGGCGACCGGCACCTCGTCGCTTCGGGCGCAACGGGCCTCTGGGCGGGATGGGATCTGAACATCGCCTTCTGGGTGGACGGTGCGTGGATCCGCCTCGTCCCGCGCACCGGCTGGCTGGTCTGGGTTGCGGCAGAGGGGCTGTTCCTCGTCTGGACCGGCAGTGCCTGGGAGGTGGTGGGCGAGCCGCGCGACGTCTCGGACGCCGTGTTCAGCCTGGTGAACGACGCCGATCCGACGAAGAAGACCACCTTCTCGCTGGCGGGGATCACAACGGGCACCACACGCAGCTTCACGTTGCCGAATACCTCGTCCGAACTGGCGATCCTCGCGGGAACGCAGACCTTCACCGGGAACAAGACGTTTTCGGGGACGCTGACGGCATCGGGCACCGTGACGGTCTCGGCGGCCACAGCGACCATCGGTACGTCCACCGGGACTGCGACCTACGGCATGGGGACAGGGGCCACGACCACGGGCGTCACCAAGACGGTGAACATCGGCACCGGCGGCGCGTCTGGGTCGACCACCGTCGTGAACATCGGCTCGGCCACGGCCGGGGCCGGTGGGACGACCGTCATCAATACGCCTACCGTGACCTTCGCCAATACGGTCACGCAGGTCGGCATGCCGCAGGCAAACCTGACCGCGCAACTCTTGGGCCTCGGCGGGGCGACGGCCGACAGCTACAACCGGCTGTCCGTGAACACTCCGGCTGTTCTGTTGAATAATGCGGGCGCGGGCGTCGAGGCGACGGTCAACAAGGCCGCCGCCGGGAACGACGCGGCTTTCGCCTTCAAGACCGGGTTCTCGGCGCGGGCGCTGATCGGTCTCCTTGGCAATGACGATTTCAGCTTCAAGGTCAGCCCGGACGGGTCGGCCTTCTTCGACGCGATCCGCATCGACCGATCCAGCGGCCAGGTGGAACTGCCGCAGCCGACGGCCCTGCCGGGGCTGACCGCTGCGCCATCCCCGCCACCTTCCGGCAAGGCCTCGGTCTATGCCCGCAACCGCGCCGGGGCGCCGTGGATCGACGTTATGCGCCCCTCGGGGCGGGACTTTCCGCTGCAGCCCCATTTCGGGGTCAACCGCATTGCCAACTGGGCGCCCTCAACCGGCACGACGATCACCAGCGAAGGCCTGCCGATCACCTCGGTCGGCACCGTCTCTCACCCCACGCTGGCTGCAACCAACCTTGCCGCCTCGATGCGCCGCTGGCGTCTGACCTCGGCGGCCGTGGCGGACTCGGTCGCCGACCAGCGTTCCGCAGGCTGGGCCTGCTGGCGCGGGAACGCGGCGGGCCTCGGCGGCTGGACCTTCGTCACGCGCATTTCCCTGACGACCCTGCAGGCGACCGGGATGGGGTTTTTCGGCCTCTATGGATCGACCGCCGCGCTGGCCACCACGCTGACGCTCGCCGCTGTATTGAACTGCATCGGCATCGGCCTCCAGCGCGGCACGCATACCCGCTGGCAACTGGTGGCGAACGACGGCACCGGGGCGCCGACGCTCACCGACATGGGGGCGAGCTTCGCCATCGCCACCGGCGGTGTGCTGACCCTGTTCATCGCCGCCCCGCCGAATGGCAGTTCCGTCTGGGTCCGTGTGGTGGACGAGGTCTCGGGCGCGGTGTTCGAGCAGGAGGTCAGCGCCGACCTGCCCGCCGCGACGCAGTTCCTAACGCCGCGGCTGTTCCTGAACAACGGGACCACTGCTGCGGTAGTCGCGTATGACTGTGCGGGGGTCTATCTGGAGACGGATTTTTGA